CAGCACGAGGCGGAACTTGCCCTGCGTGAGATTCGCCGTACCGATGACGAACGATGGACTCCGCGCTGCGGTCGTCTTCACCGCATTCGCGCCAGCGCCAGTCTGGATGATGCTCTTGACGCCGGTCGTCGACCACGGTGCGCCCGTCGTTGCCGCCTGGTTCACCGTATCGTTCGCCGCCTCGACCTGCAGCGCGCCAGTCGATGTGCCGCCCGACAGGGCAGTCAGCATCTCGAGATAGCCGTCATACACGACGGCGCCGTTCGGGATCGGACCGGAGGCCGCGCCGACACCGCGCAGCGCGATCGTCCCGACCACTCCACCGTCGACCGCGAAGTCGTATTCACCGACCCACGTCTTAACGGCAGTCGTTCCTTCAATGATTGCCATGAGTAACCTCTAAGCTTGAAAGCCCCAGGCGGACGCAGACGCCTTCGTGTTCCCCGCGCCAAACGACGGCACGTTGACCACGATCGCGGCATTGTCTGCGCTTGCGGGCAGTGGAGGATCGAAATTGACGACGAGCGGGATGACTCCCGCCGTCGCGCCAGCAGGGATTGGCAAGTCGAACGCGAGCGACTGCGAGTTCGACAGCCCCGTGACGGTGACTGAGATGACCGAAGCGGCAGTGGCCCCGCCGCCAGAGACGGCGAAGCCCGAGATATAGGTCCGCTTGGATGCGGCACCAGCGAGCGTTTGATTGTTCGCTGATGCCGCGACCTCTGCGCCAACCGCCAAAACGTCGTTGGCGTTAAACATCGATCAGAGTCCGGTCACCTTGCAGATGGCCTGACCGCGGCCGATCCAGAGCGCCACACGCGCATCGGCGCGGAGCGTCTTCTGACCCTTGATGAACTGGTCGTTGACGAAGCCGACCTGCACTTCGATGTCCTTCCGGTAGAAGAGCTGCATCCACATCGGATTGACCGAGGCCACGACCGCCGTGCCCTGCGACAACGCTTCCGTCTGGATGATCGGAAGGCCCCAGAGGGTCGACTCGCCCGCGATATACGGAGGGCCGAACTGGTAGTCGCCCATCGCGTTCTGCGCGAGGCGGAGGTTCTGGATGTCCGTCCCGTGCATGAAGACGTGCGTCGGATTGGCACGACCAGAGACACGAACCAGCGTGATCGCCTTGAGCACCGCGTTGGCGGTCGGGTCTGCGCCTTTGGCCTGCGTCTGCACGTTCGACGCGTTGGTCAGGCCCGTGAGGTTCGAGCCCGTACCGTCACCAACCATGATCTGCTGGTCGATACGCGCCCGCACACCGAACACCAGTCGGTTGTTGAGGAGCGCGTTCATCCCCGGCACGTCATCCAACTGCTCGTCCGTGACCGGGATCTCGGAACCGATCTTCTTGACCGGCGAGGTGCGCCGGGTGAATGCGAACGCATCCTCGGCGTACGATCCAGCTTCCGCCATTTCCGCCGCGGCCTGCGTGCGGGTCGTCTCTTCCATCGACGGGATCTCGAACAGGTCCGTCCGGTCTACCGGGAAGAGGTCAAGCACCTGCGGCGGGCGGATGATCTTGTCGACCAGGATCGATCCGTTGCCCGTCCGCGGCTGCCAGCCAGCACTCGTCTGTAACAGCGTCTTCATGCCGCTGTCACCGAGACTGACTTCGATGCGCTGGCCGAACGGCGTCCGGCTCCCCTGCCACGACTTCGAGCCCGTCACGAGCTCACCGAACGACGGGACCTCGTTCAAGAGCGAGGACGTGCCGGGAATCGTCGGGCGATTCACGGGGCGCGACAGGCTCTCGAGACGAGAGGCGTTCGCACGCTTCATGTCCTCGAGCATGAGCTGGTCAACATCGTGACCTAGCGCCTCGAGTTCAGCCGCGGCGGTGTTCAGCTTCTCCTGTGCGCTCTTGGCGTCGGTCGCGCCCAGCGCATCGAGGACGTCCTTCTTCCCGTAGTCTTCGGGGGTCGCGATCAGCGCGGTGACGTCCCCAAACTTCTTCGACTTCGCGGCATACTCCTGCCGCTTCTCCTGCAGCAAGTTGCTTTCGGCCATGTTGCTACTCCGGTCTGTGCTACACGCTCTGTGTAGCGGTGTGGATTGACCGGCCGCAAAATGGCCCTGTCGTGGAACGGCGCCGATTAGAGAGTTTGAACAAACTCCTCATCCATCGGGATGAAGATGTTCACAAACCCGCACCCCCGGCACCGACGCCTCACTTCATCCGGGAGTGATGGTACGCGTGGACCAACACCTGCTTTTACGAGACCCGCGAGTTGCATCGGACGATACGCGGGCTCATGGAAGGAACCGCTGCAGTGCGCGCAGCGAAGCTGAAAACTCACTTCGCTAGCTTCGCCCGCATCCGTTCGACAACCATCGAAAACACCGGGCCGGTCTGCTCGGGAGCCCTCTGCTCCGGCTCAGGCTCAGGCGATGCCGACTTGGTGCCTAACGTGCGCGTCCCCTTACCACCCGGCATCTTGACGGGGCTGACCTCCATCGAGCCGTCGAGCAACGGGCCGAGTTTCGCGAGAATCAACCGCGCGCCCTTAGACTGCCACTCGGGGGAGGGGCGCTCAATCTGTTGCTTCCGGTATGTGAAGCTCCACGACTGGTCGGCGCCCATCGCCTTCACGGTTTTGAATGCTTCTTGACCCCGCTGCGTCTCCATGAAGTAGTCGAGATACGCAACGGCCTTCGAGCCTTCGATCCGAATCACGCCCTTACCGACCGGCGGGGAGTCGGGCGTGCCCAGCCCTAGCAACTGGCTCGCAACCGTATCGTGATTGAAGAACGAGACGGTGGCCTTCATCCCGTCCGGGATCGCACCGGCTAGGATGACCTCGCCGTCGTTGTCAACCACATCGAACGTCGCAACGACAGCCCGGACCTTCCCCTCATCGATCGACACGTCCTGTAGCGACTTCCATCCGTAGCCTTCCTGCAAGTCAGCCGACTTGTCACCCACATCGATGCCGAACTTCCGCGCCGCCTCTTCAATCCGAGCGCGTACATGTACGCGCTCGCCTTCAGGTAGCTCCGTCTGATCGAAGCGGGCCAGGGCATTACGCACATGGTTCGCGTCGAAGATCGGCAGCTTCCACGTCGAAGGCTTCGACGGATCGGGGACATACGCGAAATCCGACGCTGGGTGTTCGTGGCCGTCGACCGACGCCGTAGGCGTATCACTCATGCTAGGCTGCCTTGTTAGGCTGTTGGTTGTCCGGGGCTGGAACCCCTGATCCGTTTGGAGCAGCATTGATGTCCTCGCGGACTTGGGTCGGCTCGAGATCAATCGGCTTCTTCACCGCCACCACCGTGGTCGGGCGGTAGTAGACGTTGTGCTCTGGCTTGACATCAAACCCGAGCCCGTGACGTGCCTCTGCCAACGTGATGATGCCCTTGACTGCGAGATTGCTGAGCCGGTCGGCCTGTTCCTTCTCGTCTTCACGCAGTGCGCGGACGTCAGAAGTGTCGAATTGTGAGCGAAAGAGGCCGGTATTCTTCTGAAACTCGGGTAAAAGCGAGCGGTCCAACTCTTCGGCCAGAATCGCCTGCATCGGCATGATGCAGCCGTTCCACGCCTGCTGTATCAGCTCGCGCATCGTCGCGCCGACCTTGGTCTGCTGTAGTCCCGTCCCGAACCCGACAACAGCAGCGGGAATGCCTAACGCGGCACTGCACCGCTCCTCGGCAATGTCACGGATCGGGCCGAGATCGAAGCCTTGGAGGTTGTACTGCAGGACATTGACGTCAGTCGGATTCGAGAACACGAGGCCCTGGCCCCGCTTATCGCCCGAGAAGTTCTGCTGCAGGTAGTCCTTCGTCTCCCGCATCTTGTCGGCGGGGATGCGCTCGCCCGGCTTGGGAGCAACGACCACCCCGATGATGCCGAGATTCCGAAGCACCGACGCAGTGAAGTTGGACGCCTGATCGTCGATGTAGATCTCGCGAACCAGCGCAGCGAGCGGGGTGTAGCCCAGCCGCATGTTGTCTGGGTGCAGCCCGAACCGGAAATGCACGACGTCGTTCGGATCAATCGGCCGATTCACGCCGTTGACGTTGTACTCATAGTGATCGATGAAGACGTTCGGCTTCTCTGGGTCCCAGATCGGTCGCATGAGAGCGGACGGAACCCACCAGAGCTCTGTGACCTCACCGAATCCGTTGCGGACCTTGAGCCAGTAGGCATTGCCGAACGCAAAGTCCATCACGGTCGCCATCCACAACACGCGACCTGAATAGAACGGATTCGGCTGGCTGATCTTCGCGGCCATCTCGTGCGCGAAGACCTGCTTCCACTGATCCTCATCCCTTCGTTCAACGACGACCGGCGCTTCGGGGAAGGTCCGCATCAGCCATGAGAGCAGGGCAACGAGGACGCTCGAGCCCAACCCGTTCCCGACTTCGCCGGCATAGTTGAACTTCGTTCCGGCCGGAACACCGAACGACCAGGTAACGCCGGTCGGTGTAAACGTCACCGCTTTCGCGGCGGTACTACGCGCCCGTTTGACGGGCGTTGCGCGTTTCCTCACTTAGCTTGGACGGCGACGGCCTTCGCAGCTTCTTCTGCGGCTTTCTTGGCAGCCGCTTCCGCTGCAGCCCTCTCGCGAGCTTCCTGTGAAGCCTTCAGCGAAGCGAGCCCGGCAGAGTAACCGTCACGCGGATGGCTCTCGTAAGCGGCACGGAAAGCGGCGTCGAGCGCGGCAGGAACGTCTGCCGCGGGCGCAGACCGCAGTGCGCTATAGAATTGTTCTCTCATCGTTATGCCTTGGCTGTCTGTTTCGCACTGGCCGTGGCCCTCGCCACAGCGCGATCGCAGTAGTCGATCCACGCAAGCGCGTCACCCTGCATCCCAGAGCGCGCGACCTTCACGAGATTGGACTGCGCGTTCTTGAGCACTTCGCCGTCGAGTGGGCCCAAGAGGTTCGCGAGCGCTCGCTTGACTTCAGGCGGGGACTTCGAGAACTCGTCAGGGATCTTGAACACGCCGTCGAAGTCCTCACGCGCCGTGAGCTCCGTCGCGCGCTCCTCAGCGCGAATGCGGTTCTCCCACTTCTCGATCTGTTCCTTGCTCGCAGGTCGTTGCCACTGACGCTGGCCGCACTTCTGGCAGTAAATCGGGACGTGGCCTTGCGGGGTCAGCGGCTTGTCGGTACGAAACGAGTGCGTCTCGTTCGTCGCCGGCTGCCACGCCTTGTCTTCGATGTGTCCGCACGCCTTGCAGCAAATCGCGTAACGCTCGCTCACATGTTCTCCATATTGAAATGTTCAAACGTCCAGCCCGTATCCATCGGCTGAAGGGCGGCTCGCGAGAGCCCCATGATCGACGCCACCACACCATCGATGCGCTTCGCGGCACGCTTGGGCTTGACCGGACGGATACGACCCGCATCGTCGCGCTTCACAGCAACATTCTCGAAGTTCCACCGCAGTAGCCGGTGCCCGTCATGCCTCACACGCTTCGCCTTGATGAGCGCTTCGAGGATGTGCGAGGGTTCGGACAGATACTTGTAGTTCTGCAGGATCTCGACGACCTGATAGCCGGCGTTCTGTAATCGCAATGCCGTATCAGTCGCGAAGGCGGGATCGTAGCCGATCTGCGCTTCCCTGAGTCGAGGGAAGCGCTCAGTCAGCGGACCCGTGATCTCACGCACGATCGCGTCGTAGTCGATCACATTGCCTTCGGTCACGTGCAACAGGCCGTCCTTCTGCCACTGGTCATACGGCACTCGATCTTGTTTTACGCGTTCTCTCAGCGTATCGGCCGGCAGCCAGAACGACGGCACCACCGTGATGCGGAAATTGAGCGAAACCGTGCGCTTGACTGGCTCGTCGTTCTCCGTCGCGACGACTTCGATCGTCTGCGCCGGCCCTTCGATCGGTTCCGGAAACACGAGCACGAACGCCGTCAGATCATACTTTTGCGACATGTCGAGGCCCGCGTAGACAGGCAACTCACGCAGTGAGTTCTCGTCTATCACAGCCTTGCATGCGTCCCACCAGTCGACCGGAATCCAAGCCGTTGCTTGATTGACCCAACGGTTCAGATGAAACCGGAGAAAGTCATTCAGCTTCCGCGGCTCGGCCTTCGCCTCTTCGCATTCAGCCGCAATCGCGTCGTGCTTGACCGTGATCCCGTGACCGGGATTCACACGAGCCCAGAGCTCCGGCGACGTCCAATCGTCGTCCGGCGTTGCCTCGAAGATCACCGGCAGGCACGTGTCGTCCGGGACGGTTCCGCTCAACACCTTCTTCGCGTACTCGTACTCTTCGTAGCAGATCCCTTCGTCGTCATCACCAGAGTGGCTAATCAGCACCATCAACGGTTGACGACGTTTCACCATCGACTTCTTGAGCGCTTCGTAAAGGTCCCGGTTGGGCTGCGCGTGGAACTCGTCGAAGATCACGGCATGCGGTCTGAACCCGTGCTTCGTCGCCGCGTCGCTCGAGAGCACTTTTAGTGTTGACCGCGAGCCGGCGTGATAGATGGAGTCCTTCAGCACTTCACACATCGCGTTCAGATCCGGCGACTCCTCCACCATGATCTTCGCGTTGTCGTGAACGACACGGGCCTGGTTCTTGTCCGCCGCAACCGCGTACACTTCGGCCGCAGGTTCCCGATCGCAGAGCGTTAAATAGAGACCAGTCCCCGAACCCCACGGCGATTTTCCAGCGCCCTTCGGGAGAAAGGCAAAGACCTTCCTGAATCGTCGCAGACCATCACTCGCGCGCTTCCAACCGAATAACGGTCGGGTCAGCAGGTGCTTCTGGTAGTCAAGCAGCGTGAACGCTTGGCCCGCGAACTCACCGATGTGGTGCGACAGGTACTCCGGAAAAAAGTCGACCGCCGTATCAGCGGCGGTCTCGTCGA